GCAGTTGTTCACAAGGTGGTGTACGCAATGGTGCGGCAACACTTTACTATCCAATTTGGCACTTAGAAGTTGAAGACCTACTTGTACTTAAAAACAACAAAGGTGTAGAAGACAATCGTGTACGTCATATGGACTACGGTGTACAATTTAATAAATTAATGTACGAACGTCTTATTTCAGGTGGCGATATCACACTGTTCTCACCAAGCGATGTACCTGGCTTATACGAAGCATTTTTTGCAGACCAAGACAAATTTAAAGAACTATACGAACGTGCAGAACGTAATACACGACTACGTAAGAAAACAGTAAAAGCACTAGAACTTTTTAGCCACTTTATGGGAGAGCGTAAAGACACTGGACGCATTTACTTAATGAATGTAGACAATGCTAATACACACAGTTCATTTAAACAAGAAGTAGCACCTGTACGTCAAAGTAACTTGTGTTGTGAAATCGACTTACCAACTAAGCCATTAAATGATTTCAATGACCCAGATGGTGAGATTGCGCTATGTACACTAAGTGCAGTTAATTGGGGTAATGTTAAAAAGCCTGCAGACTTTGAACGTATTTGTAAACTTGCAGTACGTGGACTTGATGCACTACTAAGTTATCAGCATTATCCAGTAATTGCAGCAAAAATGGCTACAATGGGTCGTCGTCCACTTGGCGTTGGCATTATCAACTTAGCATATTGGATGGCTAAAAATGGAATGACTTACAGTGATCCGAACTTAGAAATGATTGACGAGTATGCAGAAGCATGGAGTTATTACTTAATTAAAGCAAGTGCAGACCTAGCAGTAGAACAAGGTGCTTGCTTGTGGAATGACCAAACAAAATATAGTGATGGCGTACTACCAATTGACACATATAAACGTGATGTAGATGAATTAGTAGCACCTCAGGAACGTATGGAATGGGATGCACTAAGAGAACAACTACGTGAAACAGGCATCCGTAACAGCACACTAATGGCATTGATGCCAGCAGAAACTAGTGCGCAAATTAGTAATGCTACAAACGGCATTGAGCCACCACGTAGTTTAGTAAGTGTTAAACAATCCAAGCATGGTGTACTAAAACAAGTTGTACCTGGTATCCATCATCTTAAAAACAAGTATGAACTACTATGGGATCAAACAAGTCCTGAAGGCTACTTAAAAATTATGGCTGTACTGCAAAAATATATTGACCAAGGTATTAGTGTAAACACAAGTTATAACCCTGCACACTATGATGATGAAAAGATTCCAATGTCAACCATGTTACAACACTTAATGATGTTTTATAAGTATGGCGGTAAGCAACTGTATTACTTTAATACTAATGACGGCGCAGGTGAAATAGATATTGACAAATTAGATAATTCTGCTAATGTAGAAAACAGCGATATTGTAATTAATGAAGACGAAGCATGTGAAAGCTGCGTGATATAAGGAAAAACAATGAGTGTATTTGACGTAACAAATAAAAGTAATCATACTGAAAACTTAGCATTTCTTGACCCATCGGGAGGTGTAACTATTCAACGTTATGATACTATGAAGTATCCTAGTTTTGATAAATTTACAGATAAACAATTAGGATTCTTTTGGAGACCAGAAGAAGTAGATACATATCGTGATGGTAAAGACTTTAAAAATCTAACAGATCACGAACAACATATTTTTACAAGTAATTTAAAACGTCAAATTCTATTAGATAGTGTGCAAGGTCGTGCACCAGCAGAATCGTTTGGTAGTATTGTAAGTTTGCCAGAACTAGAGAACTGGATCATTACTTGGACATTCAGTGAAACAATTCACAGTCGTAGTTACACACATATTATTCGTAACGTGTATAACAATCCGAGTGTTATTTTTGATGAATTAATGGACATTCCAGAGATCTTAGAATGTGCAGGAGATATTTCAAAGTACTACGATGACCTTATTGAAGCAGCAGGATACTATAACTTACTAGGTGAAGGCACACATACAGTAAATGGCAAAAAAGTTGTTGTAGACTTGCGTGATCTTAAAAAGAAACTTTGGCTTGCTATTATGAGTGTAAATATATTAGAAGGTGTAAGATTCTATGTATCATTTGCTTGCTCGTGGGCGTTTGCCGAACTCAAAAAGATGGAAGGTAATGCTAAAATCATTAAGTTTATTGCTCGTGACGAAAATTTGCACTTGGGCAGTACGCAGTTACTTCTTAAAACACTTAAAAAAGATGATCCCGTTTTTGCGGAAATAGCAAAAGAAACTGAAGAAGAATGCATCAAAATGTTTACTGATGCAGTGGATCAAGAAAAAGCATGGGCTGACTATTTGTTTAAAGACGGTAGTATGCTAGGTCTTAACAAAGAACTACTCAGCGAATATATTGAACATATTGCAATGAAGCGTATGAACAATGCAGGACTTCCTAAAATCTACAACGTAACAACTAACCCGTTGCCTTGGACACAAAAATGGATTGCAGGAAGTGACGTACAAGTTGCACCACAAGAAACAGAAATTACAAGTTATGTAAACGGTGGTACAAAACAAGACGTAACAGAAGATACATTTAAAGGATTTAGTTTATAATGGAACTACTATTAACCGTTGCCTTTTGGGCACTATTCGTATATCTAATTTACAAATGGGCAGAATCGAAAGGACGTAATGCTGCAGGTTGGGCTATTGCCGCCGCACTTATTAGTCCTCTTATTGTTGGTATTGTCTTTTTGTTTGTTCCAAAAACAATTGAAAAACAAGCCGAAGAGGCTAAGTTAATGAAAAAGTTGATGGAAGAATGATTACACTTTACAGTAAACCAAATTGTCCGTATTGTACAATTGCAAAACAATACTTAGAAAAGCACGAGTTTGAATTCGAAGTAATTGATATTATGGAAAATAACGAAGCACGTGAGTTTTTGATGGCAGAAGGACATAGAACAATGCCACAAATTTATCACAAAGGTAAATTATTAATTGAAGGCGGCGGAATGGCACTACAAAGATTACAGCCAGAATACGTTCGTGAACTTATCGGAGATATTAAACTAGATGTTGGTGATTTCAAACTTTAAAAAAGGTGACACAGCTACAATTAAACTCAGTACAGGAGAAGAATTAGTAGCACGTTTTGATGCAGATACAGGCAGTGAACTAAAAGTAGTTAAACCAACTGTATTAACACTCAATCCAACAGACGGCAGAGCAATGCTTATTCCTTGGTTAATGAGTATTGATGCACACGACAGTGCACCTGTTGTTATTAACAAAAGTCAAATTGTTGCAGTAAGCAAACCTATTGACACTCTTGCAAATAGTTATTTAGAATCTACTACTGGAATAGCAAAAGCAGAGGCATCACTCATACTATAAATAGTAGTATGGCACATAGACCCGTTCACAGACATAATGATTTAAGAGATTGTAGCGCAAGAACACGAGCACGAAGTAGAGATGTTCGTGTTAACGGTCGTTGGATTAGTATTCACAATGATCCGAACAGTCACGGCGGCGGCAATTTAAGAGCAACAATTACTGTTGGTAAAGTTCAAGCAAATAATTTACCAGTTATTCTAATACGTGATCCTGCACGACCAGACGGATTATGTCCAGGTGGTGCACACTGTAATCCGAGAGCTAAAACTGCTAGTCCAAATGTACGAGCAGGTAACGGGAGTTAGTAATGGTAGACTATACAGATTTCAAAGCAGGTTTACAAAATGTTAACGATTACTTAGATGGTAAACATCATTTAAGTGGCACTGTTAGTGCAAGCGTCGACGCTGCTAGAATAGTAGTTGGTGCAGAATATAGTTTCACAATGCGTGAAATTATGTGCGGTATATTAAGTGGCAACGGTGTTAAACTTCCAAACTTACAACTTAATTTAAAATGTAGTTTAGATGCATTATTAGCACAGCCGCTTAACATGCAGCAAGAAGTGTTAGATGCAATAACACAAGCAGGTGAAGCACTAAATGATTTCATGGATCATACTAAGTTAGATGAAGTATTAGGTCGTGCTAACTTAATATTAGCTGAAGCACAACAAGTAGCTAGTTTGTTAAATTTCTGTGCAAAGCCAATTGACCCTGTTGCTATACCTAATATGTTAGAAAGAAGTTTTGGTAGCTTCTTAGGACCAGGTCAAAAAATAATGAACGACTTGGGACAACTTGCACCTAATATGGATGTAAATCTTTGTGGCCAAGCATTCAATCCAAATGCATTTGTTGGAGGACTACTAGGAGAAATCGGTGCTCGAATTGACGATGTGTTAGCTGGCGCTTTACCATTAAATGAAATTGCAAGTTTGGTATCGAGAGCTGAAGCATTACGAACAGAAGTATCAAATCTTATCGCATTTGAAAATAACATTACAGGTGCACACGACTTGGGCGGTAGTAACTTTACACAGTCTACAACAGAATATCAAACCAGTGATCGTGTAGGAGTAATGCATAATCCTGGAAGTGGTAATGTTGCAAGCAATGCAGGTATTGCTAACAGTATGAAAAGTTTATACGATAACTTGGCAGGCTATCCCGTTCAGTACGTCGATCCAGATTCTGGAGAAGTAGAAGAATATGCTAACATTTTTGAATTACTTTTTGATGACGAAATATTAGACATATTAAAAAGAGATGATGAGCCATTACCTACAGTAAGTAACCAAGTTCCTGTATACGATTACTGTGGTAATATTAAAGGTTACCGAGAAGTATTTGAACAGCGAGATCAACAAACAAGTGACGGTGCAGAGCCAGCCGAACTATCAAACAATCCTGGATACAATGCTGGCGGCTATAGTACATTTGCATCTGGCGAAGGTAGCAGTACAACATCAAATACTACAATTGTTTATAATACAACAACAGGTAGTTCTGGTGCAGTTCACATTGTGGGAAGCGAGTCTGGACAACTAGCATTATCTCTTAATGCAGGAGATATTGTTGTAAGAAGTGATATTCTTACAAGTTATGTAAAAAAGAATACTTCTACTCAGACAATGTCTGATTTCCAACAAATGAACGAAACATTTTCTGCATTCTTAAAATCTTTAAGAAATTTATCTAGTAGTGGCATTGTTGTTAAAAATGGAGACACTGCACTAACACGTGGTGTATATGGAACACAAAATCAAGTTGTTGTGAATAATAGCACAGGTGTTGGCGGAGATGTCATTGTAAGGTTAGCTGACAATGCAATTGTTCCTGGTAACGATAGTTTAAAAATTCCAGTTGGAACTACATTACAGAGAGCAAGTAGCGAGCCTGGCAGAATTCGTTATAATACAGATACTAATAAAATAGAAGCATACTTTTCTCATGTAGCACAATGGTTAGAAATCGGACAAGGTAGTGGAAACACAGGGTCAGGAATTGCTGATATCACTAACATTGGTACTGGATCAGAAATATTTAAACAAAATAATTTAATTACAAGTGAAAGTGAACTTCGTAAGTTAAATGCAAGCGGTGCTATTACTGTAACACAAAATGCAGATGACATTACAATAGGTGAACAATTAGCAGCAGAAAATATCGGCAATGAAGTTGAACTATTTTCTGGTAGAGTTGGCAACACATTTCAATTTAAAACACTTGTAGGTGATAGTACAGTTAACGTAGCAAATACAGGTAATACAGTTACTATTAGTAATCCAGGACTACTAAAAGCAACAACATCGACTACTACAGCATCTATAACAACCGATGTACTGTTTAACGGAACATTGCCTCAGCCTGCCACTGACGAATCTTGGTTCTTTACAGTTAAAGCAATTGGGAAATCTCCTACTACAAATCAAACAAGAACTTTTAAAATTGAAGGTACTGTTCAAAATGTAGGAGGTACAACAACAATGATAGGTACTCCTGTTAGAACAGACTATCAACGTGACACACAAGAATCTAACTATGATTTATGGAATGCAGCAACTACATATAATGCAGGAGATATAGTCGAATATGATTATAAGCTATGGGAAGTAGATGCAGGGCAAACTGTAAATCCATTTGAAGATGATCCTGCTAACAATACAAAGTTTGTTTTGTATTACGATGGTTGGAATGTTACAGCAAGTGTATTCAACAATAGTTTCAAAATTACAACTAAAGGTGATGATGTTACTGATGTTAATTGGGCTGTAAGTTTAGAAATCTTAGATATAATTTAATAAATATTACTGCAAACCAACACTTTTTGGTTGACAAGCAAGTCATCTTGCCATAGTATCTTACATAGTAAGAAATTATGGAGAGATGTCATGGCACATGACAATACATATTTAGGCACTGAAAGGCACAACAATGAGAAGCAAAGACACTGGCAACGGTAGAAAAATATTGGCAAAGGTAGAGGTCCCATTAAGTATAGATGATATTACAACATATGCATTAAGATACTTAGATGATTTAGGCGACAACGATATGCGTGAAACTATACTGTCTAGTAATAAAAGACAGATATTCAGTTTTGCAAAACAAGCGATTTATAGATTTGGTACAGAAGAGCCCAAGTCGTACGTTAAAGAAAAACTTAACGGACATTATAAACCTATCAAAAAAATTGTAGAATATAAATTTCCAGAGTGTGACTAATGGACAATGTAATCGACTTTGAACTAGAACGTGCATATCTCAAAAGCGGTATTAAAGACCGAAAACTATTAAAAGATATGATTAAAGAAGGATATAATCCTTGCAATAGTGATGATGTAGAACAATATCATCGTTGGGACGGATTTTTGAATACAATTCAAAATACTGAATTACCTGATCAACACTATTGGTCAGAAGATAGTTTAAAACGACTTTGGAATGATATACAACATATCGATTCATCAGAAACATACACTGTAACATATGACACAGAAGATCTGTGGACACTGGAAGATACAGACGAAGATTTTATTTTTGAACCTGATTTATCTGCATTCTTCAAAGACGACAAATAAATATTAGTATGAGCGATACACTTGTTTTAAATGCCGATGGGCAACCCGTAAATTATCTCCCCCTTAGTGTTGTACAATGGAAAGAAGCTGTGATGTATATGTATCACAACAAATGTACAGTTATGGAATGGTACGACGATTGGATGGTCCGGAGTCCCTCCTGGGAGACGAAAGTCCCCGCTGTGATCATGTTAAAGGATTATCTAAGACGCACCAGACAGGTGCGTTTTTCACGAGCAAACCTGTATATGAGAGATATGTATGTTTGCCAATACTGTGAAAACAAATTTGCTAAATCTTCATTAACATTAGACCATGTACATCCGTTAAGCAAAGGCGGACAAACCACATGGGAAAACAGTGTAACAGCATGTAATCCTTGCAACAGTCGTAAAGGCAATAAAGTAGGTCCAGAATGGAGACCTAAAAACAAACCATATAGACCTGGATACTTTGAACTTGTACGTAAACGCAAGCAAATGGAAATACAAGTACGGCATCCAAGTTGGTATCAATGGTTAGATTTAGAAGAAAAAAAATTATAACCTATTGAAAGCATTCATTTCTTTTTTTACGAATTCGGTTGATTTCTGGTTGTCGACCACTTATATTATATATGTAAGCGTTAAAAAGGAGTTAGCAATGTTTGCAGTAGTAGATTTTGACCGTCAACAATCATTCTTTTTCACCAGTTTCCAAGCAGCATCAGATTTTATTACACAGTATCCTGTGCAAGAAACTGTTGTTGTAGTTGACCTGTCAGAAGGTCACGCAGTATGTGAGCAACTTTAATGTTAGCAGTTAGTTATCCGACATACAAAGCATATTGTGCAGCACGTGCTGCACAAGGCTATCACGTTATTCCTGAAACACTTTGGAACGCATTAAAGGAAGAATACAATGAACATGGGTACTAAAATTAACGAGATCCTTAAATCGCAAGGCTTTGATCATTTTGATTATGGCAGAACCAGTTCTTATTCTACTCCTACTGGTTTGCAAATCATGTTGTATGCTTACACTTCAGATGCAACACACTACAATATTGACCAAGAAGAAGATGGTACATACACTATCTCAAAAGGACTGATGCGTGATACGGTACTAGCATCAGGTGTTGCAGAAAAAACACTAAAAGACACTTTTGTAAAAAAAGTTCAAAACAGCTCTTGAAAATTAGTTCAAGACATCTTATATTATATATGTAAGCGTTAATAGGAGACTAAAATGGAAGTAACAGTAATACACTCAGCATTCGAAGAAGAAGCAAACACAGTAGCAATAGTTAATGTTCCGTTTGAATGTGGCCTAGAAGAAGCAATGTCGTATGCTTATCGTTGGACCAATAACATTATGGGTTCCTGGAGTATTAAAGAAGAATTTTTTGATATGCCCGACGGCGAAACACATATCAATGGCGATTATAACGAGAACGTTACAGTGCTAGCAGACTTACACGATGTTGGTGGTCGGAAGATGGGAATTCGTTCTACTTCAATGGGAGACATAATGGTCATCGGTGCTGACAAATTTCGTGTTGCAGGCATTGGATTTGAAAAACTAACTCCAGATACAAATACGGAGACCGAATAATGTCAGGAGAGTTGCCGATTACGATTGCTTCAAAAGTTACGCAACCAGAATACTTTGAATACAAAGGTAAAAAATATGATCTTGACTTCGAAAGCAGTAATGAACTTTTGCGACATGGTGGTCCGTTTGATCGTGGTAGTGCTGATAGCTATTATGGCAGGGCACCACATCCTCACTTTTATGTAGAAGGTACTGGCACTAGTGCAAAAGTAGAACGTAGTATGATGTCGCAGGATCAAATTGATGCATACTATGCAGGATACGAATGGAATGAACAAGAAGGCATAAAAAAAGACTGGTAAACACTTGACATTTGTAAACAAAAATACTATATTAAGTGTGTATTAGGAGTTATTTTTATGGCAACATTTGAAATTCAAACTATTGAGTATAATGCACATGGAAGTGTTAAAAAAGAATTTGAGTTGTTTGGATCTAAAAATGCAGCGATCCAACATATGCGGAATAAAGTAAAAGATCGTCACGGCTTGACACAACAAGGACAAGTTAAAGACGGCGAAGTTAAACTTCTCGATGACCGAGGTGCTGTCCGTAAAGTAATCAGGTTTGGACAGTTATAATTAATCCAAAAAATGAGGCAGAAGATGAAACGACTTCTAATGAGCATTGTTACGGTTATGCTAACAACAAGTGTACACGCAACAGAACAAACGTTTGCTGGCTACAGCGAAGAACATTTTCCTGAAACATATTGCATGGCATTAAACATTTACTACGAAGCACGTGGATCTAGCATGGCAGATCAAATTGGTGTAAGTGATGTTGTGCTGAATCGTGTACGTGACAGTCGCTATCCTAATACAGTATGCGAAGTTGTTAAGCAAGGACGCACAGATGAAAATGGTAATATGATTCGTAATAAGTGTCAGTTTAGTTGGTACTGTGACGGAAAAGCAGACAAACCTGCAGATCAGGATGCATGGGTAAGTGCACAAACACTTGCTTGGCGTATCATGAAGTTTGAAGACTTTCGTGGACTAACCGAAGGTGCAACACACTATCATGCTAACTATGTAAAGCCTAGTTGGGCACGTAAAATGACATTTATTGGCACAATAGGAGTACACAAGTTTTACCGTTGGGATTAACTTCATATTTGCATAAATATATGTATGAAAATTTATGAAGTAGTACAACCCATTGAAGAAGGTCCAAACGACCCTCACATTTTTAAAGCAGTGTTCATGGCTGGTGGCCCTGGTAGTGGAAAGTCGTTTGTGGCTGGTAAACTACTTAGAGGTACCGGCCTTCGTACTATTAACAGTGACGAAATATATGAATATATGATGAAAAAACAAGACTTGGCGTTAGATCC